AAAATTTAATTGTGACCAAGACACTTTTAGTTGACGGAGATAATCTTTTCAAAATAGGTTTTCATGGGGTAAAGGAATATTACCACAATGGAAATCATATTGGTGGAATATTTCACTTTGTTAACACCTTGAGAAAGTTCTTAAAAGAGCACAATTACGACAAAGTTATCGTCTTTTGGGATGGAGAGAATAACTCCACCCAAAGACGACTTCTCCTACCTCAATATAAAGAGAATAGACGGTCTGAAACCAACGAGTTGAAGCGTCAGTCATACGAGTGGCAAAAGTCTCGTATACGTCAATATTTGGAGGATATGTTCATACGTCAAGTATGTATTGAAAACTCTGAAAGTGATGATTTGATTTCATACTATTGTCAAATATCACAAGACGAAAAAAAGACAATTTTTTCATCGGACAAAGATTTAACACAACTCATTTCTGAGAATGTGGAAATCTATTCGCCGATTAAAAAGGAGTACCACAAATACGGAGAAAGAATTAATATTGGTAATCTTTGGATACCACATCAAAATGTTGTTACTTACAAAATTTTGACTGGTGATAAGTCCGACAACATTGATGGTATTTTGTTGTTGGGTGAAAAGACTATTGTAAAATTATTTCCTGAGGTACTTGAAAAAACGACATCTATTTCTGATATTTTTACAACAATCAATAAATTGACTGAAGATGAAAAGAAACAGAAATCGATATGTAACATCCTTGAAGGAAAAACAAAACGAGGTTCCCTCGGTCAAGAATTTTTTGAAATCAACAAAAAACTTGTTGATTTGTCCGACCCATTAATATCAAACGAGGGTAAAGAAGAAGTCAAAGCTTATTATGAAGAAGAGTTGGACCCCGACGGTCGAGGTTACAAAAATCTAATGAGATTAATGAACGATGATGGAATCTTTAAGTACCTACCTAAAGTTGATGACCAATGGGTCGAATTTTTACAACCATTTATGAAATTATCAAGAAAAGAAAAAAAACGATACAATACTAAAAATTAAAATTATGAAAGAACAACAAATGCAAGACACGACAAAGATGGAATTCTTATTGACTTTGAATGACAACATCATCGTACAAAGATTCTACAATGTTAAGGGGTACAACCCAAAGGCACGAAAAAGTTTGGAAGTTGCGGCTATCTTGAAAGAGGTTGCGGAGCTTGTTGAAAACAATCTTAAAATCAAATCATTGATTTACATGATTGATAATCAAGACCAAATTATCACCGACCCTGAGATTTTGGAAACATCAAATACCGAGGGTGCTGAGTACTTTAACCTTTATGTGAGAATTGGTGAAGAGACAATTTGTCATAGAATTGTTGACGCTAAATTGTACCCACCAAAGGTAAGATATACCGTGGATATACGTCCAGAGTTAAAAACTATACTTAGAGGTCTAACTGACATTTTTTCAGCTGAAAATTTAAGTTACAAATACATGAACTATCAGCTCGCTTAAGAGTATTTATAAATCCGAGAGGGAGTTAAACGTTATTAAAAGTTATGTCAAACGATAAGAATTTTGGTTATTTAGGGAACACATTTCAAATACAATTATTAAACAATATTATTCTCAATAAAGATTTTGCCACTTCTATCGTTGACGTTTTAGACCCAAAGTATTTTGACAATCAGTACTTCCGACTTATCATGCAAATGATAAAGGAATACTACATCAAGTACGAACACGCACCTACGTTCAACACATTAGACCAGTTGACAAAATCTGAGATAACATCACCAATGGCTCAAAAGATGGTGATGGACATGTTGGAACAAGTTAAAGAATGTCCGATTGAGGGTTCTGACTTTGTCCAAGAAAAATCTTTGAAGTTCTGTAAACAACAAGAACTACAAAAGGTTATGTCAAAGGCTCAGAAAATCATTGACAAAGGGGATTTCGAAAGTTATGACCATTTGGAAGAAATGGTTCGTGAAGCCCTACAGGTTGGTGAGGTTGAGATAGGTACTTCTGACGTGTTCTCTAACTTAGATGAGGTTTTGGATGACGATTACCGACACCCGATTCCTATGGGTATTCAAGGTATTGATAACTTGTTAAAAGGTGGGTTGGCTAAAGGAGAAATCGGTGTAATATTGGCACCAACTGGTGTTGGTAAAACAACAATTTTGTCTAAACTCGCAAACAATGCATTCAATTTAGGGTACAACGTTCTACAAATATTTTTTGAGGACAACCCTAAAATCATTCAACGTAAACACTTCACAATGTGGACAGGAATTGCTCCTGATGACTTATCAAACCACAGAGAAGTTGTAATAGATAAAGTTAAAGAAATTAGGTTAAACACTAAAAATAAGTTAACTTTGAAGAAATTGCCATCAGATACTATGACTATGAATCAAATCAAAAATCAGGTAAGAAAAATGATGGCTGAGGGTAATAAAATTGATATGATTGTTATTGACTATATTGATTGTATTGTACCTGACAGAAAGTTGGAAGATGAATGGAAAAGTGAGGGTTCAGTAATGAGAGCGTTTGAAGCTCTTTGTCACGAACTTCAAATTGTTGGATGGACTGCAACCCAAGGTAACCGTTCATCAATTTCTTCTGAAGTGGTAACAACAGACCAAATGGGTGGTTCTATTAAGAAAGCACAAGTTGGTCACGTGATTATCACTGTAGCAAAAACTCTTCAACAAAAGGAGATGAATTTGGCAACAATTGCAATTACAAAATCACGTCTTGGTAAAGACGGGGTTGTATTTGAGAATTGTAAGTTTGATAACGAATTCTTGGTAATTGATACTGAACAAAGTGTTACCATGTTAGGACTTGAAGAACAAAAAGAAGAAAGAAACAGAACTAGAATTAATGAGTTGTTGAATCAAAGAAGACAACGAGAAACTACAAATAATTAAAATAAAAAACTATGGATAATTACATTTTTAGTATGGCACTAAAGGACCACCGATATGTTGTAAAAAGAAGCGGTGAAACAGTCTTATTTGAATCTGAAAAGATTAAAAGGGCGATTGTGAAGGCAATGGCATCGATTGGAAAGGTTGATGAAGAAATGGCAGATAAAATCGCTAGACTAACAACAAAGAGTATCTTCAAAGGAGATAAAGACAGAGTTCCACACGTGGATGAAATCCATGATATGGTGGAGAATAAACTTATGGATAATGGATTGAACGATGTTGCAAAAGAATACATCATCTACCGTTCAAAACACAGACCAAACATCTTCAATAAAAGAACTAATTTGAAACCGTACGAATACCCTGAATTGGTTGAATATGTGGATGCTATTAGACACTCATATTGGGTTCACACTGAATTTAATTTTACATCTGATATTCAAGACTTCAAAGTACACTTGTCAGAAAAAGAACAAGCGGCAGTACAAAGAGCAATGTTAGCTATTTCACAAATTGAAATTGCGGTAAAAACATTTTGGGGTGATATCTACAAGAGATTACCAAAACCTGAAATTGGAAACGTTGGGGCTACATTCGCTGAATCAGAAGTTAGACACGCAGATGCGTACTCACACCTTATCCAACTTCTTGGATTGAATGGTGAGTTTGAAAATCTGTTGGAAGTACCAGCAATTCGTAGAAGAATCAAATATTTGGAAAAGACAATCACAAATTCTAAGTCTGTAGAAAGTCAGGACTATTTTGAATCTGTTGTTTTATTTTCTATGTTTGTAGAAAACGTTTCATTGTTTTCACAGTTCTTGGTTATCATGTCATTTAACAAACACAAAAATGTTTTAAAAGGTATTAGTAACGCTGTAGAAGCAACATCAAAAGAAGAGAACATTCACGCTGAGTTTGGTTTTGATTTGGTTAACATTATAAAAAAAGAAAACCCATCATGGTGGACAGATGAGTTGGTTGAAGATTTGATTCAGTCCACCAAAGAAGCATACGAAGCAGAAAAAGATATAGTTGATTGGATTTTTGAGATGGGTGACTTGACTTTCTTGTCAAAAGCACAAACTTTAGAATTCATCAAGCATAGATTTAATACTTCTTTGAACGCTATCGGTATTGATAATATTTTTGAAATCAACCAACCTTTGTTGGAAACAACTGAGTGGTTTGATGATGAAATTTTAACAACAAAACATACTGATTTCTTCAATAAAAGAAGTATCAATTATAGCAAAAAATCAAAATCGATAACGATGAACGATTTATTTTAATAAGAATTATTTAAGAAACATGGAAAATAGAGAACCTTTTGATTGGATTAACGAAGAGTCAATTACATTTCTTCGTAGAGGATATTTGAGTGAGGGAGAAGAACCCTTAGAAAGAATTAAAACAATTGCAGAACATGCCGAGAAAATCTTGGGTATTGATGGTTTTGCTGACAAGTTCTATGATTATATGGGGCGTGGTTGGTATTCATTATCATCACCTGTTTGGGCTAACTTTGGTAAGAAAAGGGGATTACCTGTAAGTTGTTTTGGTTCTAATGTGGGTGACAATATTGAGTCAATTTTATACACACAAGCAGAAGTTGGTGAAATGAGTAAAATGGGTGGAGGTACCTCAGGTTACTTTGGTAACATTCGTGGTAGAGGTGCTAAAATTACAGACAACGGACATGCTCCCGGTGCAGTTCACTTTATGAACTTGTTCCAAAGTGTTGTGGATAATATTTCACAAGGTTCAACACGTAGAGGTAGATTTTCACCATACCTACCAGTAGAACATCCTGATATTATGGAGTTCTTGGAAATCGGTACGGAAGGATTCCCAATTCAAGATTTAACACACGCAGTGACTGTTACTGATGAATTTATGGAACAGATGGTTAATGGTGACAAAGAGAAACGAGCTATTTGGGCAAAAGTAATTCAACGTAGAGGTGAAATTGGTTACCCATATATCATGTTCACTGACACAATGAATAAAAAAGCACCTGAAGTTTATAGAGACAAAGGAATGAAAATTTACAATTCGAATCTTTGTTCTGAAATTGCACTTCACAATTCAGAAGAAGAGTCTTTTGTTTGTGTATTGTCATCTATGAACTTACTTCATTATGATGAGTGGAAAGACACCGACGCAGTAGAAATGATGGTATATTTCCTTGATGCTGTTGTAACAGAGTTTATCAGCAAAATTGATGACATCCGAAACAGTGGTACCATTGAAGGTCAGAGAGCATTTTTCTACCTTGAAAAAGCATACAACTTCGCTAAGAGACAAAGAGCACTTGGTTTGGGAGTATTAGGATGGCACTCACTACTTCAATCTAAAGGATTACCATTTGATAGTAAGGATAGTGCAAAATTAAACATTGAAGTTTTCAAATTGATTAGAGATAAATCATATGATGCATCGTCTAAATTGGCTGAGATGTTTGGTGAACCTGAAACTTTAGTTGGGTATGGTAGAAGAAACGTTACATTAAACGCAATTGCACCTACTACATCATCAGCGTTTATTTTGGGTCAAGTATCTCAATCGATTGAACCTATTTGGTCTAACGCATATGTTAAAGACGTGGCTAAATTGAAAGTAACCATTAAGAACCCTGTTCTTCAAAAGTTATTGGCATCAATGAAAAAAGACACTAAAGCAACTTGGGACAGTATTAAAAAACAAGATGGTTCAGTTCAACATTTGGACTTCTTATCTGACGAACAAAAGGCAGTATTTAGAACTTTTGCTGAAATTAATCAGTCAGCAATCATTAACCAAGCGGCTGTTAGACAGGATTTTATTGACCAAGCACAATCTTTAAACTTGATGATTTCACCTGATATGCCAACAAAAGATGTTAACAAACTTCTTATGGACGCATGGCAACTTGGAGTTAAAACATTGTACTATCAACACTCAATGAATTCGGCTCAGGCTTTCGCAAGAAAAAAACTTAATCTAAATGATTTAGTTTGCACGAGTTGTGAAGCATAAAACACAAAAAAGTAGATTAATGTATGAAAAACCCGACAAATAAGTTGTCGGGTTTTTTTGTTTCTAAAAAAAATAATAGGAATATATTTATGTAATATGGCGGATGGTAAAACATATGGTATTAATTTTCCTTTTGGACAAAGTCAGGATGGAAAATACCTTTCATTATCTCAAACTCCTGAGGAAGAGATAAGAACAGATTTATTACACCTTATCTTAACAAGAAAGGGTAGTAGATATTATTTACCAAATTTTGGTACAAGAATATATGAGTTCATTTTTGAACCTATGGATGGTTTATCGTTCGAAGCAATCAAGGCAGATATTAGACAGGCGGTTGATGAATTTTTACCAAATTTAGTTTTGAATGATATTACGATTACACCATATACGGAAGAACTTGAATTGATTGGTGACCTAAATATGAGTCAAATTGGTGTGAGTGGTATTTATAGAGTACCGGGAACAGGTGTTGCCGACTATACAGCTAAAATCAGAATTGACTATACTATAACAGACAGTACCTTCGATAGTAAGGATTTTGTTATTATCAATATTTAATGTAAATGGCACAAAGAAGAATATCATACGCAGACAGAGACTTTGAATCACTACGTCAGGACCTCATTAATTACACTCAACAGTATTATCCTGAACTAATTGATAACTTCAATGACGCTTCAGTTTATTCAGTATTTTTAGATTTGAACGCAGCTATCGGTGATAACTTACATTATCACATGGATAGAAGTATTCAAGAAACAGTTCTTCAATACGCTCAACAACGTTCATCTATCTTTAACATTGCCAGAACCTACGGTTTAAAGATACCCGGTAATAGACCATCGGTTGCTCTTTGTGACTTTGCCATTACAGTACCTGCCTTCGGTGACCAAGAAGACACAAGATACTTAGGTATTTTAAGAGCGGGTTCTCAAGTAGTCGGTGCGGGACAAACATTTGAAAATGTTTTCGATATTGATTTCTCATCACAATATAACAGTGAAGGATACCCAAACCAAACCAAAATACCTAACTTTGATTCAAATGGTAAGTTGTTAAACTATACAATTACTAAAAGGGAAGTGGTAGTAAACGGTATTACTAAGGTTTACAAAAAAGTAATAACACCGGCAGACATCAAACCATTCTTTGAATTTTTCTTACCTGAAAAAAACATTATAGGTGTAACATCTGTTATTCAAAAAGACGGAACATCATTCCAGTCTATCCCAACGTATTCTGAATTTATCAACTCACCTGATAGATGGTTTGAAGTTGATTCGTTAGCCGAAAGTAGAGTTTTTATTGAAGACCCTACAAAACCAGCAGACAGACCCGGTATCAAGGTCGGTAGATACATTGAAACTGAATTAAGATTTATTACCGAATATACACCTGAAGGTTTCTTAAGAGTTCAGTTTGGTAATGCTACAGTAACCGCTGACGACCAATTAGCTCAGTTCTCAAGAACTGGTGTCCCTTTAAGAATACAAGATTATCAGAACAATATTGGTTTAGGTAAAACAGTAAAAGCAAACACGACATTGTTTGTTCAATATAGAGTCGGTGGAGGAACTGTTTCTAACATCGGTGTAAACACAATCAATCAAATTGGAACTGTTAACTTCTTTGTAAACGGACCTTCGGCTAATATTAACCAACAGGTGGTGAACTCGTTGAGAGTTAATAACGTGACTGCTGCAATTGGTGGTGCTAACCAACCAAATATAGAAGAAGTAAGAAACATGGTTACGTTCAACTTCGCATCACAAAACAGAGCGGTAACCGTTAATGACTACTACGCATTAATTAGAAAAATGCCTGGTAAGTTTGGGGCACCTGCTAAAGTGGCTATTACAGAACAAGACAACAAAATTAATATCAATATTGTGTCTTATGATTCGACGGGTTCGTTAACTCAAACAGTATCAAATACTTTGAAAACAAACTTAGCAAACTACTTGTCAAATTATAGAATGATTAATGACTATATTTCAATTAATGTCGCTCAAGTTATTGATTTAGAATTTGATATTTCAGTGGTTGTAGATGCAGCCCAAAACCAAGGTGAAGTTATTACAAGAGTAATTGATAAAATACAAACACTTATGAGTCCTGTGTTTAGAGAGATGGGTGGTAATGTATTCATATCAGAAATCAGAAGCCAAGTACAAGACGTGGCTGGTGTTATATCGGTAACAGACTTAAAAGTGTTCAATAAAGTAGGTGGACAGTACTCTTCATCTGAAACTTCACAGAGATATGCTAATAGTGCAACTAAAGAGATTTTATTAATTGATGACACTATTTTTGCAGAACCATCACAGATTTACCAAGTTAGATTCCCTAATAAGGACATTAAGGTTAGAATTAAGAATCTGAAGACAGTCGATTTCTCTTAATTCATTTACATAGAGTTTTACTAAGTTATTATGAAAATAGATGAATAACTATTTATCTAAAAAGATATTATATGCCTAAATCATACAGACTACGTACACAATTAGGAGTAGACCAAACTTTGCAACTGAATGTAGAACAAGATTTCGACTTTTTGGAAATCTTATCAATGAAACTTTCTCAAGGAGATGTCTATACTCGTTTTTGTGCTGATTATGGTGTGATAGTCGGTCGTGTTGTTGCCAATGGCGGATTTGGTGTTCCAAATGTACGTGTTTCTGTGTTTGTACCAGTGGATGATGAAGATTTATTAAATCCTGTAATATCTGCACTTTATCCTTACAAAAGTCCCGCTGAAAAAAATGAAGACGGATATCGTTATAATTTATTACCATATAATCAGGAATATGGGGGACATACACCAACAGGAACATTCCCAACTCGTGAAGACTTACTAACTCGTAGTGAGGTACTTGAAATATACGAAAAGTATTACAAGTATACGGTTAAAACAAATGAGTCTGGTGACTTTATGATTGTAGGTGTCCCTTTGGGTATACAGACACTCACAATGGACTTAGACCTATCAAACATAGGTGAGTTCTCTTTAAGACCTGCGGATTTGATTAGAATGGGTCTTGCAACTGCGGAGCAATTTGATGGTGTACAGTTTAGGGCATCTGAGGATTTGGACTCACTTCCTCAAATTATTAATGCTAAGAAAGATGTAAACGTGACTTCATTTTGGGGTGACGGTTCACAATGTAGTATAGGAATTACTCGTGCCGATTTTGACCTAAGAGAATTAGGTATTGAGATTCAACCAACTGCGGTATTCATGGGTTCAATTATGAGTTCACAGGATGCTCAGATGTTAAAGAAAAATTGTAAACCAAAAACTGAACAAGGTGATTTGTGTGGGATGGTTACCGGTCCTGGTGAAATATTAGCGATTAGACAGACTGTAAATTCTGATGAAAATGGTAATCCTATCCTTGAGCAATTTAGACTTGCAAATGGTGGTAAAGTTATAGATGAGGACGGTACGTTTGTTTGTGATGTGCCGATGAACTTAGACTATGTTGTTACAAATGAATATGGTGAATTAGTTTATTCAAGAGACCCAAGAATTGGTATCCCAACAAAGGGTAAATATAGATTTAAAATTAAGTATCAGTCACAACAAAACGGACCACTTAGGGAGGGTAATACCCTAATACCAATTCAGGGTGAAATACAAAGAGCCAACTTTTTAGTACCAAATATTAGAGAATATGGATGGACAGGTGCTACAACAACAAACCCCGGTGTTGACCCGGCATTATATGCAAAAGATAATAGTCCATATTATGACCCGAACTATACAGGAAATACTAACTGGCAATTATTCCAAAAAAGTTATGCGTTTTCATTAGATTGGAATGATTATGCTGACAAACAAGCTGCAATTAATTGTGAAGATTTTTTCTATTTGATGAAGTATAATAAAGTTTATACTACGTCACAATTTATTGAGGATTATAGAAAAGGTAGTGGTAGAGCAAGATTTTTAGGTATTAAAGAAATTCTTGATAGAAGTTGTGAGTCTGAAAATAATAAGTTCCCTGTAAACGATGGGGTTAGGAATTTTGACTTATTATATTTCCTATTCAATATATTATTAACTCTTTTAGTTCCAACAATTATTACTTTAATATTCTTATCAAATATTATATGTATTCTTTGGCCAATCTTAAGAGTAATCATTAATGTTGTTGGTACTGTTCTTCTAAGTGCTTTGATTATTCTATGTAATGTTGTAAAGGCATTATCGTTTGGTTTGTTAAAATTAAATTGTCCTAAATGGCAGTTAGTCAATATTAGCGAAACTTGTCCATTAACTGCGATTCCTTTACCTAATATGTCATATCCTGACTGTGATATGTGTAACTGTGAAAGTCGTGATGTCGTTACTCAAAATGATACAACACCTTCACCAAATAATAGTTTATTAGTTAACTCAACTGACTATTTGTTTTTTGAACAAGTGATTGGTCTTAATGGTAGTGAAGTTGATACTACTTGGCAATCAAAATATGTTTATGGTTTCCAATCTACAATGTCAGGTTTCGATAACGGTGTAGATAATTCAGTTTGGACAAAATCTCCTTTTATGGATGATAACAATGATGATGGTAATCCATACACCAATTACAAAACTTGGTCGTGGGATTTAACATTATCTGAAAGAATGAACCTGTTCAATGTCAAAGCTAAGTATCATGCTGACAATGCACAAAATAAAGTTAAGGTAAGTGTAAATCCATCGTCACCGTTAAACTCTGGTAAGTTTCACTATGACAATGTTTTGGTTTTGTTATGTGACCCTGAAAGTCAAGATGCGTTACAAACGGGTAGAGTAATATCTTTCCAAAATACTGCCAATTCAGCAGACCCAAACGTAAGTGGGGGTACAACAGGTACGTCAATTACAAGTACTACTTACTACGCAACGGTAAATTATATGAACCCATCAAACCTAAGTTCAAACAGTGCTACGGTTTATGAGATTACAGGTTCCACAAATGAGTTAAAAAACAAATATCTGTATCCGTCAGATGTTGAGTATTATCAGGTAATCACGGCATCAACAATACAAGATTATATACAACTCGCAGGGGTATCAAACATACCAACAACATACGGATTCGGTAATGATAAATTGATTAATAGATTCATATTTGGATACCAAAGAGTGAGTAAAGGTGGTGGTGATAATCCGGATGATTATCCAGATTCTTCAGGTACGGAAAAATTCAAATACAACGTACCAAACTTCCAACTTAATGCAGAATATAAGAATCACATAGTAGTCTTTTTAGTTAGGGGTGTTGACATGTATACTGATAGACAGGATACTATTTTTGATTTATCACCATTATATGGTAAATCATTTGGTACTGGACCAACAGTGAGAGGTAACTATAAAATGAATGTCCCTATTCAAAAGTATAACTCCGTAAACTACACGCTACCAAGACACAATTTAATAACTAATAACGGAGCAAATAATAATGGTTATTTGTTTTTTGGTAGTTACACATTTACGGTTGGAACAAATTACCAAACATTTGCAACAAAAAACCATTTAGATTATTCTTGTTTGGATTCTAACAACCCTAAAGTTGGTTCTGGTACTGCCGGCTCAATCAGCAATTTCAATACTGTTAGTGGTGCTTTAGCGACTAAGAATAGCGGTAACAAAATGGTTAACTCAACCAATTCGTCAGGTTTTAAAAACGGTTACAAAAACAATGAAATAATTGAAGGTGGTACTATGATGTTGTGTAATGGTGGTTCGGGTAATCCAAGTAGAAATGATTATTTCTATTACTCTCCAACTTATTTCACTCAATATCCCACAGATACTTTAGCCATGTCTAATACCACAAGGATAGTTATGAGGTCTGATAGATTACCAACATCAGATACTCATGATAGAAGATTTGTTTTACATCAAAACAAAAATTTTGCAGTTTATGCTATTAGTGACAGTGGTTTGGCTGAACAAGTAACACCAACCTACAATGTTGGAAGTGACAACTCAAACGAAGCTGCTGACGACTTCTTGGAAGATGCTGGTAGTGTTGCTGCTAATATCATTCAAACATTCAGTTGTGAAGGGATGGTACCCCTTAAGTGTTACACAGGTGATGGTGAAAACTTTGGAGTTGCGGTGACTACCGATGATTGTTATTATTTTGATAAAGAAGATGACATCAAAAAAATATATGGTGGTTGTTATTATTTAGTACAAAGACCGGCTTTTTCCACAATTGGAAAAGATATAACAACATTCTTTGAATGGAGGTCAAGATTTAGAATGATGTTTGCGTTATGTAGAAATGTTATATCACTTACGTTCGTAAACAACTGGATTAATGGTTCATTATACATGTATTCTTTTCAAAAAGATACTTTGTATTTGGCACCATTCTCAGCGGCAACATTTAACTCAGATACGACTTACAGATACTGTACAGATACTATCGTTTTTAAAGAAACTAATAACTCATTCTTCTACCGTAGCTCACCATACAATGGAAATATTTTCATTGGTAAAACACCACCATTAAATACTAATGATGAATTGTATGATGCGAGTAACAAAAGACTATTAGGCAGCCCAACAACTATGATTGATTTGGGACCAAGAGACCAATTCATCAAAGAGATTACATTTAACCCTGATTACGAGGGATTCATTATAAATAAGATTCCTACAACTTCTTATAATGACACTTCAGACATTTTACAATTGTTTGTTATTAGTAGACTTGCGGATGCTAATTTCTGGGAACAAGTTCTAAACGCAGGTGATTCATCAATAGGTCAGTTGTTCTCAAGACCAAAACAAAGATTAGATGGTGATGTTACACAATTGTTGAGTATTAACTCTGAGTTTGGTGTTACACCATACTTGGGTGACAACTATTCTCAAAGTCAAATTAAATACTATCAGACAGGTCAAGGACCTGTTTTGGGTGTTTTCTTCTCGGCTAACACAGAAAACAGAGATTTAATTACACCTGGTAGAACTACATTTGCGGATAATACAATAATTTATTTAACTAACTATTACGGGTTTGAAGACCAACAAGTACCGTATTGGCCGTGGCAAATACAAAACAATAGTAATTTAATATTTGGTTCACAGATTAATGATTGGCAAATCAAAAATAGTGTACCATCACAGATTTACACTTACAAATACCAATCAGTTGATAGACTGTTGGGTGGTAACATAGCGTCAGGTCAACCAACATTCCCATCGAGTGTTGTTACACCAACATTTGAAAGACCTGGGTTTATATATAACTCGTCATCTACTGGTGGGGTAAATCCTACAATTACACCAAATTCTTATTTATATCCACCACCACCTGCTGTTGGTGTTGGTTCACCTTACCATTTTTATTTTGGTCTTAGAGTTGGTAAATCTGCGATGAATAAGTATATAAACAAATATATATTCAATGAGGAAATACTATGAGTTTAGGCGAGGTTAGAATAATAAGGAATCAGGATAGATTCAAAGGGGCACCTGAACAGGATTACCTTATTCAGGTACCGTTGGAGTCACAAGGTAGGGAAATCATTGAAGGTGATAGAAATGTTTATTTATCTCAGACAAGTCAATTTGAAGAAGAAAGACAGTCAAGTAACGTTTTTAGGATTGGTGGAAAAATAGTTAATATTTTTGATAATGGTGTTACAGGTTCTACTTCTTATACTCCTTTTGGTAATAACTTATATTATATAAACGGTGTTGAAGCAAAAACAATAAATTCAAATCAAAATCCACCACAGATTAATGCGTGGAAAGGATACGTTCAATTTGATGAATTTACTTTTTACAGGACTACAGGAATACCTGGTCATATTCCATTTTACAATAAAAGTGCATCTACGTACAATTGGAATATATACGTTTCGTACCCTGTAAGTGGTGATAGTCAACAACAGATGAGGTATGAAAACACTCAGTTTTCTGCTGTAACATATTTCCAAGCGGGTGATGGTGTTCCTTTTGTAATTAAAAATACAAATCCTGATGGTAAATCTTTAGTAACATTTTATTGTGGTGTACCACACAACTTACAGATTGGTGAATTCGTCGAATTGTCAGTAACATCAAACGGAACAAATTACTTTCAGGTTGAATCGCTCGGAGACCAATATTATGGTTCAGATGAGAAAATATTTTCAATTTATAATATTGGGTACACAGCCTTAACAGATAACACTACAGGTACGTTTAAAAGAGTTTTGGATATTAATAATACGGGTGAAACAACATCTCAGTATTATGTGAGAAGACACAAAATATTAACATCAGAATCTGAATATGATTTAACAAAACTTGGTTTTGAAAACAATGCCTTTAGTAATAGAAAACAAGTTGAATACTCAGCATTAACACCTAATGGTGTAACAAGAATTTCAGTTAAAGACGGAAGTCAAACTTGCGGATTTACCATTACAAAAGATATTGATACTTCATTATTATTAGATAATCAAGGGAGACCACTTTCAGAATTATTTGTAACCATAATAGAAAAAGGGTACATGGGTTATTTCAATAAGCCATATGCTAATGGATATCCGGGATTATTAATTGGTTGGGATATGAATTTCCTTGACGGTAAAGATGATATTTGGTGGGACAGTTCAAGTCCTACAAATAAAGATTTAGGTTTAAAAACCTCTTTTTATAATTTTTCAGGAAGAACTTTTTATTACAACGATTCTTTAAATGTTGGTGATATTATTTCTGGTGATTTTTGTGAGTGGAATGATTTTTCTATGACTGAGACTGTGTTATCTAATATGGTACATAAGTTCTCATACAACCCACTATTATTTACAAATTCATCTCCATTAAATTTTGAGTCGGGATATTACTATCAACCACATTTTTCGGTACCCATTAGAGCCTACTCAACTTACATAGAAGTTGGAGATAAAGAGACTGTGGATTTGATTCCTGATTGGGCTTTTTATTCAAATACTGAAAGACAATGGAGGTGGAGAGATTTGTATCCGTATGGGTATATTGATACGGAAGGTGTTGGAGTTGATTCACCATTTTTAAATGACGCACATTATCCTTTCAGTGACATACTGTTTCTACAAGTTCCAACTTCATTCTATAGAAACATAAACAGACCTTTGGTTGAATATATTGTAGACCCCTTCATCGATGGATGTGAATAAATTTAGATTACCGAACATTATCAAGGATAAGCAAGTCAATATACCGATTGAGCTTACTTGGGACAATGCAGGTAGAAGTGACGGATTGGACGAATACGAGGCAGATATCTTAGAAAAGATTATCAACCCTACTGAAGATTTTGAAGTAACAAGATATGGTCATGTTCCTTATAGTGGTGGATTAACATCAACTAACTATGAGTTTTACTTTTTACCTCCATTATATCAAGTGACTGCTGCAACATCAAACGATTGGGTTTGTAGTTACACTGCCGAGACATTTACAGTTGCAGAAATATATTATTTTTCAGCGGCGTTTCAGAGAAGTTTTTTTAAAATTGATTTATACGACACACCACGTAGTGAAGACCAAAAAATTATGGCAACTATTGTTATCCCAACACAACAGGGTAATGAACAAGGTGCGTTGTTAGGAACGGGACTTACAGTACAAAATATTAATATAAATAAACCATCATATAATTTAGACTATGTTGGTGATAAAGAAGGGTATTTTGTTTACTGGTTAAAGAACCCAACATATGTCACCACAACAAGGTTTTATATGTCCGCAAAGTTCTTCAATGCTAAAACGGGTGAGTTTATTAGAATGATGAACGAACCACAAAGTAATGTCCCACAAACATTTAATTTTGATAAATCTAAATATTTTTATTACGTAGTCGATATAGATTATCTGAATTATGAATATATAGTAACAACACAGAACAACGTAAGAATCGGAACTCAAGGTAACCCCATAAAATGGTATGAATATATTAATCCATAATGAATAGTGAAATCTACAAAATAAGAGTATCACCTGAGGTGTTGAGTACTGATATCGTTTCTGAAACATATCAGACAAATACTTTTGGTGTTTATTCTGCCATGACAAGTATTTTGTCGGGGGGTACAAATGGTAGTAGTTTACTTACAGGGTTGACTATTGATGTTGTTTTTCAGAATAGTTTCAATGACTTAGGTTTTTATACACCTTTTGATGGTTTTATTTTACAAAAAGAAGTTGTCAATAATTTTATCTTTAGTGCTTCAACCGGTTCACCATATACTGTGTTGGTGTATAACACTTCGGATATTGAATTTAGAAAATTCCTTTCATTATCAAATTATATTTTGAATTGGGGTGACGGTTCGCCCGTTCAAGTTTTAAATGAAACTGCACCACAATATTTGTCACACACATATTCATATGCCGGTGACTTTGAAATTAGTTTAACACAGAACAATCCGTGGGGTACTACACAAGTAACTAAAACTTTGCCTGTTCCTGTTACGGGTGCAACAATACCTAATCCGCAAGGGACATGTACCTTTACTCAAACGGGGGGTAACTGGTCAGGAATACCAATCAATGCCAATTTTATTTTTACAGGTGATTCTGAAAATACTGTTGAAGCTCAAGTATCAAGTACATGGACAACAGTACCATTTGTAGTGTCGGGATTTACAAAATCACAAATTACAGATTTAAAAAATTACGGTTCAATTAAGTATGCTACCAACGTTCCGATATTCAAAAACGGACAAGTTTATGGTGTTATAAATGAAATGAGTACATCATATACTGCGTACACAATCAATGGTGTGGACTATTATGATTACCCCGACGGGTCCACCGTATTCTTTAGCCAATCATCAGGATTAACATCCAACGATATAGTCGCAAGTGCGATTACAAAACAAGAAGTTTTACTCGATATAGTTTCTTCTCCAGAAATTCAAACTGAAATATTTATTGATAGGGGTAAGATTTCGGCATTCGAAGGATTACAACGACTTGGAGAGGTCGATAACTTAGGAGACTTAGCTCGATACGGTTATGGCTTCTTCAAGATTAACACAACAATATAAGAAAAATGGCACTCGGAACCTACGGAATTACAAGACCCGCTGACATGTCTCCCGAAGATGTGGAGATAATCATGAATTACACACCAAGTAGAGATGTGACCCAAAATTTCGTCTTAAAAAAGTTAGACGCAGCCTCACTATTAACACCATACTTCAATAACAACGATACGGGTGGTAATACAAATGAAATTTTGGGTGGACTTTATAATCTACAATTACCAGCATCTGAATTCAATGCACTTGGTATATACACCTTGTACATCAGACCTGCTGAAATAAGAACTAATATTACCGATTGTGGTATTTTATCTGCATTACCAAACGTAAAAGGTATCATTGTAGATTTGAACAATGTTGACCCACAATATAGAAACAAGTTTGTAAACCAAGGTCTTGTTGGTTTCAGAGTTGAATACCTTAATGAGGACGGTTCTAAGATTCCAAACTTCTTTAGAATTATTACTTCTTCTTTTTATTGTGAACCTGTTACTACTAATTTGGTAAACACACAACAAAAACAAATCAGATATAGATATGTTGAATCAGGAAGCGATTTGATGTTTTGTACTTTGTCACCTTCAAGTGCTCCGTCTAACAAACCATCGGCAACACCATTCATCGGTCAACCAAATCAGAATATTATAATTACAAACACTTATTTCAACCCAGTTACGGTTGAGATTGAAATGGCTCAATACGACATCGATACTCTTGCAATTGCACTTTACGGTAACCAAACTAAGAGTATTGAAGACGGTATCTACACTCTTTACGATACTAACAACAATATCTTCCAACAGTACAACTTGTTTGAAGTTCGTGATGAGTTCAACAATCTTCTTTATGAAGTTCGTCAAAATAGAGGTGATAACATCGACTTTAGTAAAAACTTCAATAGTATTATTCAATAATGGCGAGCTCTCTGAAATACAGGTATCCACCAGCACCGAACTCAGGTGACCAAACATTCTCTCCCGATTTAGTTGGTTTTCAACTTGTAAACGGGGGTGGATTAACTCAGGCTAACTTTGAGTTCACAACCTCTGTTGTCGAAAAGGTAAACAGAAGGTTTGATATTGGTGTATTTTCAGACCCATTTACGTTAGATACACTGAACATTGATAATATTGAACAATCAAGGGCAATATTAGCAAAACAGTATTCGGTTTATCCTAACTATGATATTTCAAATGTAACGAATTTTTCTTTATATGGTTCGCTAGCAAAAAGACTTGAGGTATCAATTATTAAAGTAATCAACTATTTTCCTGCGGGGTTGGTTGTCGACAAAATATATTACGACTATACAACGGCTAATACTGCAAACAACATATCATTTAATGTTGTTGAAAACGAAACAACATTAGAGATTGATGTAACCAGATTTAAAAACCCATTTGATATTGATTACTCAACAAATGCTGATAGAAACTTATCTGTTAGACCATTTGAGTTTTCACCTCTTAGAAACTTTACAAGGGAATATCTAAAATATGCTTTGTTTATTAGTGGTGATTTTGAGACTGAATATAAGATAATTGACTTTACCCCATCATCATCTTTAAGTGCTGGTACAATACAAATTGTTGTTGAGGGTAACCCATTCTCGGGTAATTCATCTTCAACACTACCAATAGTATTAAGACCTAATTTATTTGAAACGGAAGTTGCTTTTGACGAACCATTTGATGAGGTTGAGAAATTCCTTCTCAACAGAATGGTTACACCAAGATATACTGCATATTTCAAGTATCCAAGAGAAAATGATAATGGACAAACTTATATTGCAAACCAAACAGTTACTTGGCCGTTAGAGGGTACATGGAACTTGGATATTAGAACAAGGGCATTTGATAGTTACCTTGACCAAGTTAATGAAGTTGCCGTTGCTTTAGATAGCTTCAAGACAAATCTTATTAGTAGATTTTTAATTACAGGTTCATTCAAAGAATTTGATACCGAAGACCAAAGAGTTGAAAAAGTAATTCAGATTTATGGTAGGGCGTATGATGAAACTAAAAAGTTCATTGACGCTTTAGCATACATTACATCTGTAAATTATGTACCGAAGGATGATATTCCATCACAACTTCTTGTTAATTTGGCATATACTTTAGGTTATCAAGTAAACATTTCGCCAATTACAAATGACGACTTTCTTACTTCGGTGTTTGGAACGAAGAATCAGTCAATTTATCCTGGTATGACAAGAGATTTGACTCCGAGCGAGTTGAACTATGAATACTACAGAAAACTTATTATTAATTCGGGTTGGTTATTTAGGTCCAAAGGTACGAGAAAATCTGTTGAGTTTATAATGAGAATGGTTGGTGCACCACAAGCACTTGTTGAGTTTAATGAGACAATATACTTAGCTGATTCAAAAATTAATATGACACAGTTTACCGAACAGTTTGTTCAATTAACTGGTGGTACATACAGTCAAGTGGTTCCAATCTTAGACCCTGAAGATACATACAAGATTCAAGGTGTAACATATACAGGATTTACAATTGATTATGAAATTGAAGACGTAAACTTCGAATTAGAAAATTACCCTGTGGATGCTCAAGGATATCCAAAAGCGCCATTTAACGGAGATGACTACTTCTTCGAAAAAGGTTCAGGTTGGTTTGAACAAACTCCAAAACATAGAGCTGAACAAGATACTATTGTTACTGAATCAACATTTACAGGGCAAAATCCTAATGTTCAAACAGTACTTCAACCGTACACTTACGGACAAAAGTATTTTGATAGATTTAGAAGTTTCCCTTACATGACTTTAGGTTTTGATTTAACTCAAACAATAGATAACAAAAAGTCGTGGACTGATGACGAAATTGGTTTAAGAAAAACACAAGGCGGATTCAATGCATATTATGCAGTTTCAAATGAAAAACTTGTTCTAAATGCCAAGAACGTAGACCTATTCATGAATATGGGTCAAGGTTTGGAGTATGATGTTTGGGATATGAGTAGAAAATACAACTACCCAATTCCTGCGTCAGGATTGACAACAGGTCAAGGTGGTATTGATAATACTGTAATTCAGCCAAATCCAAAACAAAAGACATTCTTTGAATTTGCTCAGACGTTTTGGAAGAACATGATTAATGTCAGAAACAGACAGACGATTAATGATGGAAAAGGTGGTGGTTACCCAACACTGCAACAAATTTATTGGAATTATCTACAATCAGACCAAACAGTTAACATACCTTCAAATCAGTACACATACCAAAAGATGATTGATTTCACTTTGGGTCTTGGAAACTATTGGGTTCGTTTGGTTGAACAGATGATTCCAGCATCAACACTTTGGAATACGGGTACACGTTTTGAGAACTCACAGTTCCACAGACAAAAGGTTGTTTGGAGAAGACAAAGAGGTTGTGAGATTGTTCCTGTTCCTTGTATACCTTGTACTTTAGAGGGTCAACTTTTTGGTTACGATTGCATCGACCAAACACTTCAATGTGGTATTTATCCATGGACAGAATCCACATCAGAAACTTCGGGTAGTAATTTCCAACAAGTATTGTATAATCAAATTAATAGTTTGATTCAATTAAGTGGATACACTACAAGTCAGTGTGATTTGAATTCTGTTACATCTATTTGGTATACGGATTTGAGATTAGATAATAATATATTGGTTCAGACACCTTTCTTTACTGGATATACGGCCACTGACGCACCAACAGACCAACAATGGATTAATGGATTAAATTCTAATTTTTCTGATTTATATGTGTGGGGATTGAACTATTCTATAACTAACGGAGTAATTACTGTAAGTAACACGGGATGTATGGCAGACTTTACTAATAAAACTCTACAATTAAATGTGGGGATTGATATAACGATATATTGTAGTTAATGTGTAGTGGTCTTACTTTAAATTATAGTTTCTCTTCCAAAGTCACAGCGTGTACTGCACCTGTAATGGACTCATTTTCTTATGATGAGAGTATTACTCCAGTGCTTCAGGTTGGTACAATTTTATATAGTGGATTGACATGTGCTGGTCCAACTGCGGATGGTTTCTATCAAGACCCAAATGAAAGTACAGTAATATATGTGGTTACTGGTGGTGGTGGTGAAATTACATCCGTTGAATATTGTAGTGATGTTGAATATTATTTAGAGCCTTGTTGTGGTGGAACTAATTGGAGAATAAATACAGGTTCTGTAATTTCTTGGAATCTTGGTGACGTTGTTTATTTGAACCTTAATAGTCCTGGAGGTCTAAATCCTGAGAATACATGTTATACTGTTGTAGTTCAGCCCGATACATACTCAACCTACAATTGGGGGTATCCATTAGATACATTTACATCATATGGTGATTGCACAACCTGTCTTACAAGTGAATCTTTGTCATGTCCATCACAGACACCAACGTCTACACCTACACCAACACCCACACCAACAGAAACAACTTGTATTTGTAGATATTTGGATGTCACAATTACACAACAGGATATTGATGATGCTACGGGTAATTCGAACCCATCTGAAAATGGTAAAGTTTATATTTACTACACTGATTGTAATAGTTCACCAGTATCATTTGAGTACGATACTGCAGGTACTTATGTGCATTCTGTTTGTGCATTAGCTAGTCAAATTGGTATTTTAACATATACATATTATTATAAAAATAATGGTGAAGAAAATGGTACGTCATCATATGTAGATAGTTTTGATTGTTGTTCGGCACCTCCAGTATCACAATCTCCGACTCCAACACCGACATTAACGCCGACATATACCCCAACACCTACACCAACATATACCCCAACAAATACGTCTACCCCAACATCAACTGTAACAAGTACAGAAACTCCTACACCAACACCAACATATACCCCAACAAATACATCTACTCCAACATCTACAGTAACAAGTACGGTAACACCAACACCTACGATAACAAGTACTGTAACTAGTACGGTAACACCAACACTAACACCTTCCTCTACAGAATTAGGTAACCCATTAAGTTACACTTTTGTAATCACAGGTACATGTGCCGACCCGAATGGGGGTGTGATTGAAATAACTCCTTCAGGAGGTGTTCCTCCATATACTTTAGATAATGATATTCCTGGCACATTGTCACCATATGTTGGTTTTACAGGTACCGCTAGTTACACGGGTCTGAGTGGTGGAACTTATGTTTTTAGATTGAATGATTCTTCTGGCGGTATAAACAGTGAAGAATATATAAATGTAGTCTTGGCTGGATGCATGTCTGCCGAGATTATTAACATTGTAGATACTACTTGTGGTGA